GAACGGATTACTCATACTATTTCTCCTTGTGTGTATGTGTGTAATGTAGGGTGAAGCAATTGCTTCTTCTGTTTCCAGGCGTCCCCACAACACCCAGAAGATTATGCCGCTAGGCGAACATCTTCATATGCAATGTTATCGTTTGCATTTATGTTTTTGAATTCTCTTCATGCCTTCTTAATGCAGTCGAACCTATTTCGCCCCCATCATAAACACACTATTCTTCAAACCAAAGAAGGAAATCAAAACTTCCTGTAATTTGATATAATACAAACATTAGAATACAAAACCAAATAAACCAGAATAAGTAAAAACCTAAGGTTCGATATATCTTTTCCATTGGAAGGTATTTTTCAAATAATGTTTGGATATCCCATACATATTTAAATTGTATAAACCAACAGAACCATCTTACATATTTGTTTGGCGTATTTTCTTTTGTTATCTTAGTCATATTTCCTTAGTGTGTTTATGGTGGAGGCGGTGGGTACTGCCCCCACGTCCTACAATCCTCCAACATGTGTCATCAAATTCAATTCTATTTATACTACATTCAAGCAACTTTGTCAAGAACATATGGGTCGATATCTAGATATTTACCCCATTCAGTATAGTAGTGTCTCATACCTACTTCATCATGTATAGTTCCATTCTCATGTCTTCCATGTAGAATGTTTCTTGTTTCTGTACCTTCACGCATTGTTGTGCCTTGACCTGCTACACCAATAAGGTCTTCGTGCAAGTTTCTACCGAAAGGTCCCCATATACTATTGTGATGCTTGATACGAGTTTGTCTTTCTTCTGGTGTATCTTTTCTTAATCCATATCCACGAAACTCAATCAATACTTTATTCGGACCAAGTGGTGTTACTGTGTCTGAACGATATGCACTCCCACGGAGGTTAAAGTTGAATCCTGGAAAGAGGTCGACCATGTACCACTGGTTGGGCGGCAGATTGGGAAAAGATAAATCCCCTCTATCTTCAAATCCGTCATACTCTTCGTAATTAACAGTAAAACTACTAACATTAACATGACCGTTATCAAAAGGAATATTTTTTCTAGCGAAATATTCATCATTGAATCCTGACACTCTATTAAAGTAATGCATGAAGTCGTGATAGAATTCACTGTTTGTGTCATGCCACAGTTTGTAGTTTGTATCTATCACTGCTTTGTGATAGTGAAAGACTTCCATTTCTTCTGTGTCGATTGCGTCTGCGATACAATCAAATGCACCTGCAGTCCACTCTTCTACAGATTGTGTGGGGTTAGGATCAAGTGTTACCCATACCATACCCCCATGCTTGACTTCACAATATATCTCATTACCTTCGTAAGGACAAGATAAACAACCAGAGACTTGCTCAATAGAATGGTCTCTGAATGCTCTAACACCGTCATGGTCATTCACTGCAATTACATTCACACCTGCTATTTGCGTAGTGCGAAACTCACCTGTCTCATACATCTCAGAGATGTGACACATTGGTACCCAGACTTTGCTGAATATTAGTTCTTGTTCTTGTTTGTATACTTCGTAGTTATTATATGCTCTACTACTAATTGCTTCTATTCGTGGTGCTGATGACCACTGCTTATGATTACGAGGTGGCATACTAGTCTCCTTTCTGCCATATCAAATATTTATTTCTCAAGCAATATTTTTTGTTACTATCACTTAATAGGAAGTTCGTATACCGGTTTCTGCTTTTTTAAAAATTAAACTATTAATTTCTAAACCTTTACCCATAGAGATGAAGCAAGTAATTTTATTCGGAGGTATGAATTCTAAAATAGTAATAGTTCCAGTATCGACATTACCAATTATTTCAATTCCAGTTTGAATATCACTGACGTATCTCATTATACCAATTTCACCATGAGACTGTTGAAAATTTTTCTTAACCACATCATATTCATCAGAAGTACAAGTAACATTTTTGCTAGATTGAAATACACTAGGTTCTGGTTCTACTTCAGGTAAGTCTTTCGGTTCTGCACTAGCAAAACCTGCTAAAAATGATATAGACCAAATTAGTATTATTACATATACTACATTTTTCATTTTACTTTCCTTTGCTCAATGTATGAGCATATTAAAAGGCATTGTAATTCTAAACTCATCTTCATAATGAGCAGGCATATCATGTTCTAACCAACCAGGAAAGAAAACTACTTTGCCTTTTTCAGCAACTTCGACATGAGGTTGCCAATTGAATACTTGAGGTCTAGGATCATAAAAATTTGTTTGACCAATAGTATCAAAGTAAACAATAGCACATATCATTTCTTTACCGCCATGATTGTGCTTTGAGTGAACATTACCTTTAGGTACATAATTAAAGAAACTATTCTCCACTCTTACTCGGCGTTCTGACAATTTTGTTGCAACTCTAACAACATTGTCACTAATCAATTTACAAGAAGAACCTATACTATCAACAGTTTCTAAAAAAGTATTGTAAGTGGTAAAGTATTGTTGAATTCCACTTTTATTATTTTTAGCATACTCTACTAATTCTTCTTTACAATCATCAACAAGTGATGTTGGTAAAAAGTATTTATATAAGTTTGAGGAAAAGAGTTGAATGTTGTCAATATCCATGAGCATCTCGCCATGCATCTCTGACACTTCGATATTGTTCTATGTAATCATCTCTCTTAACTTTGAATAGTTGTGCTTCATCACCCTCAACTGCAATCAAGATACAAATCTGGTCAATAGGTTTTGCAGTTCTCTCTTCGAACATAACTGCATATGCCGCACCTTGCATGAAGTAATTGCTGATGTACTCTTCTTTTTTTGGTTTACTTGCTGTCTTGAAATCGATAATAGACAAACGATTATCAAACTCAGCAACGCAATCTACACGACCTGCAGTTTGTAGAAACTTTGAGTACATAGTTTTTTCTTGAAAGTGTATATTGTCTATACGATGTAAGAAAGGTTTAATACTACTGAACATAGACATCTCACCAGGACCCTCAATCTTAGGTTCTTTATTGTTGAGATAGTCTTCGCACTGATAATGAAATCTTGTACCTCTTGATGATGCTTGGCGAGATATCTTGTTCGCCGCTTCATCACCTACTCGCTTGCGCCACTCCATAATACCTTTACGAGTGTGCCAACCTAAGACTGTAGTAACTGATGGATATTTTTGACCATCTGGTGTAACGTACAGTCTTAGGTTGTCGTTTTGCTCAGTTGTTAATTCTGGTAGACTATTATTATAATCAATTTCTTCAATGTGTGTATATTTCACTTTTTCATCCTCTAGTGTGAATATAACACACTATAATGTAATTGTCAAGTCTTTATAGAATTTCTATCTGCTTCTCTAGTATTTTCGTCATCATCACTCTCGGCGAGTTCTATTGCGTATTCAGTTGTATCGTTATTACGATTTGTCCAACCTCTACCGAAAGTATCAAATGTACTCAAACTCTCATAATAGTCTTGACGATTTGATTGATACTTCTTGATAGTTTCTACTAGACCATTCTCTTTCACATATGCCTTTAGTGCTTTAAGGGTATTAGGTCCAATCCCACCATCTGCAGTAGTGCCAATCATCTTCTGCAAATATTTTGCGGCACGACCTGTACCTGCATTTACTCCAAAGTCAAAAACACACAAGTCTAGACCATCAGGAAGTTTGTCTCCCTTAATTCTATCCCAATAGTTTTTCTTATAGATTGGTCTTACATCATCTTCTGTTAAGTCTTTCATATCTTGTTCAGATACTTCGTGACCAACCCACTCTTCATAAACTCTCTTGGTGACACCCATATTCGTGATACCACCAGGGTCTTTTGGATGATTTACATAACCACCCTCATGAATGAGAACTTTAGAAATGCAGTTTCCCCAATTCTCTTTTGCCATCTTTATTCTCCTTTGAATATTGTCCAAGCACCGTATGCAATCGCACCATATGCTACAATATCAGCGATTGGTGCAAAAATTAAAAATGCTACGCCAGCACCAATAAGCACTGCTCCATCCCAACTAGTTCTTTCGCCAATTCTTGCGTTAATCCATTTTCTCATTTTACTTCTCCTTTCAGGCAACTTGTCGCATCTTCTTGTCTATGCTTTCAAATGTATTTTCATATTGTTTTTGGTTCTTGCTTAATATATATTCCTTCACAAGACCACTTCTTACGATATCTTCTTCTTTAAAGTCAATTGTTTCAAAACATTTCATAGATTTGATTATATCCATAAACTGAATGAGACCTCTTTGTTCTGCATTGTTCTTCAAATCAGTTTGCATAAAGTCTCCACAGAAAGCAATGCGCGAGTTTTCTCCCACTCTAGTGATGATTGTATCTAATTCATGAAAATTTAAATTCTGACATTCATCAACAATAATAAATGCATCCCTTAGTGTAATGCCTCTGATATATGAAGTAGGTATAAATTCTACTATATCCTGATACTTTGCAAGTTCATAAGGGTTCTCTATGTTAGGAAACATTTCGTCAAATAGTGAGTAGTAGGGTTCGGTGTAAACACTCATCTTCTCTTCTTGTGAACCAGGTAAGAAACCAATATCTCTTGTCGGTAGCATAGACCTTACAATATAAAGTTTCTGTTGCTCTACTCTTTGAGATAAAATTGCTTTCATTGCTAGATAAATCATAATAAATGTTTTACCTGTTCCAGCGCATCCATGCAACATCAAATGTTTATCATCATTAAATGCTTCGAATGTTTTTTCTTGATTTTCCGTAATCGGATTTATTCTTTTAATTGAAGTCTTAGTTAAACATTTTGCTTTTACTGCTGTGGACTTTTGTCTTGACATTAATTTCTCCTCTACATGTCATGCATTGTATTGAAGCATCAAATAACATCATCAATCTTTTTTATATGGACACACTCCTTTTTGTTTATACCCAAATACTTCTTTGAATTTTCTATATGCTTTCGCTCCACTCCAGTGAGCATTCATAAAGTAAAACATCTGACGGTCTCTTTCACGCTCTTCTTCTGTAGACTTTCGAACTTCTAATGGTAACATTTCTCTTTTGATTGGTATATGACAAATCAATGGGTCACCAAAATTCATAGAAAATTGAATACCTTTTCTCTTAATAAAGAAAAACATATTACTTTCGTGCCAGTAATCTGTATTTAATATACCTGGCATTACTTGCAGACAATCATTAAAATGATATGTTGGATCAGTGTATAAAACACTCCAACCAGGAGGAGTACATATTCTCCAAGGTGTTTCTAATTTAAGTAAAGTGGTGCACCACTCTTCAGGTAGTTGTTCTACCATAGTAGTGTATTGAGCATCAGGATGTATTTTAAAATGAACTGTGGTTTCAGGTCTTTTTTGAAATGCTCTCCAGTCTCCAATTTCTTCTGTAGTATATCCTATACCTTGTAAGTATTGATGCACGGTATCACTGTCTGGATTCAACATTTCAAGTTTAGTAAAGTCACTACTTCTAGTTTCCCAGTCGGCACCTAGTGTTTCACTTCCATCAGTTGCAGTATGGGCAAGTACTTGTGTTCCGTCTAATGTTGTAGTAATAATAGCATTAGACCAGAAAGGGACCATGTATCCAGTTGTCATGATATCTTGCATACCAGGACATGTTTTGATAGTCTGTCCATCAGTTCCAAAATCAGGATGAATACCTATAGGGGCGTTCCTTTGTAATTGTCCCACTAAAGATTTAGTATTTTCTACATTTTGTTTAGGTAATTTTTTATACCACTCTGGAATCCAGCGAGACATTGGTTTAGGTGCCGCCCACTTTTCCATACCTTCAATATGCGAATAGTATTGCATCTTTGGTGGAGTGTAACTTTTCTTTGCTAACCATTGAGCAAAGTCTTGAATGATTTCTCTCACTTTTTATTCCTATGCTTTTCCAAAATACTTTTTGTTTTAACTTCAGCATTCGTTTTAGAACGATAACTATCTAAGTTCGAACCTGGATTCTTTTCTGCAATTCTAGAAAATACTTCTCGCATACCATCGGATTCTTTATTGCGAATAGAAACTCCACCCACAATAGCAGGTGCAGATACAATTTTATCGAGATGCGGGTTCGTTTTTTTGAAATCATCCAATTCTGATATTGACATGAAATGTTCTTCAACTTCTCCAGTTGCTTGGTTTATAAAATTATATGTTGGCATATTCTGTATCACTATTTAGATTTGTAAGATTGTACCAGTCAGGCACATTACGTTTAGACCACACAGCAAAAGTCTTTTTTGCCACGCGATAGAAATTACGATAAGCAGAAATACTATCACCTTCTACCATGCATTGTGGAAATTGTTTCATTGCTTGCGGAGGTTCGACAAAAGATTTGTCTTCGATGTTACTAGGGGGTGTTGCTAGAATTTCATTGAGTAAATCGTAACTTTTGTGGGAGTGTCCGTAACGATATACGAATTCTTCATGAAGTTCAGTCCAGAGTGAGTACAACCACTCATAATGAGAACGAGACTGACGAGTCCAAACACCCGAAGGATGATTGACATGACATGCTTTGTATATAATGTTCTCATAATTGTCGGATAGTCTCCAGCGTTTTACTCTACGACCAGTCTGCGATTTACCTATGTATTCATCGCCGTCTAAGACCCTGTGGGCGGTCGACATCAGTTGTGCATACTCGACAAGCATCTTGCTCACATGTTTGTCTACATGCCACTCAGCGCACGTTTTAGGGTCATTATGTAAATAGAATATATTCATTGTCACCTCTTTGTATCATACAGTATTCATTATGTCAAGTATTTATTGTTCTTCAAGTTTCTTTTGCAACTTGCGCCAGCGTCTTACTGCTTCTTTTTTCTTACGCTGTTTCTTTTCGGATGGTTTTTCAAATTGCTTACGCATCTTCAGTTCTTTGAGTACTCCTGCTTTCTGCACTTTCTTCTTAAAGATACGCATTGCTTTCTCTAGATTACCATCTCTAACAGTAACAGTTAATCCCTCATCTTTAGGGGGTCTTTCTTTTCTTGTGTGTTTATAGTTTTTATAAGTCATGCAATCAATATACTCTACTTATCTATCTTTGTCAAGACAGATTCCTCATATTTACCGAAATTCATGGCAATAGTCATTCTATCTTTTTCTAAATCAAACTCTGTCATTTTTTTTCTTATATAAGGTACTGTGTGTAGCATGTAACCAGGAAAGATTACAAGTGTGCCCGTCTGGGAATATGCTTCATATGCTCTTCTAGTGACTTCAGTTACATCACAAGCATCATAATGATTATGAAAAGTATGATGATTAGGATTTAAGAATAGAGTAGGTGTCAAATCATTAGTAGCATAATAGATAGCACACACTTCATGATTGCCATGATTGTGTGCTTCTTGAAAATGATGACCTTCAATATATCTGTTGAACCACATTTGAGTAATTTTATTCGGTAGGTGTGGTTTGTACCAACCAACTTCTACCATATATTGATTTACATGCTTCTCGACAACTTCAATAAAAGGAATGTTGTCTCTCGCAAATTCAATATTGATTTTTTCATTTTCAAATGAAGTTATAAGTTTGCAATCCCAGTACTCGGTTGCACTATTTTCATCTATAGTTTCTGATAATTCAACGACAGACTTAACAATACTATCGTTATTCACCTCATCACTTATATCCAATCTTGCAATTGGATGTGGAAACACATAATCTATTTGCATAATAAAATTCCTATTTAAATATTATCTATATTATCGTCATCTTCTTTAAGAATATTTGTGCGTACTCGCTTCATATCAGCAGGTAAAGTACCATCTAATCTTTTAACAACTCTATATTGGTCTACAGTCAAGACTTCTTTAGTACCGAAATAGTCACCATCCATCCACTTTACTGAAATAGTCCAATCCATGAAATTTCTAACATGTATCACTTTTGCTAACTTTTTGTGTTTTCTCTCATTTTTAGGAAAGTTTCCTTCAACAATATCACCAGGAAAAAGTTGTGAATTTTTAGGATACTTTTTATTACCATAGTAAACATGTGTTACACTATCATCTACATCATCTTCATAGGTAAATTTAAGTCCTTGTTTCGCAAGTTCTTCTTTAGATGGTATTAGACCCTGTTCTATCATCTGCTTATAATTTTTTCTAGAAATTTCAGGAGGAGTATTTGGCATTCTAGCAGTAGCAATATCAGCATTAGACAGAACACCCACTTTGCTGACAATATTGTCCCTACCATTATTTGTAAATCTACTACCGCCTTTAATAAAAGTAATAGTTCCATCAGGATTCAACTTACGTTGAGTTTTATCGTAATCTGACATTTTGTTCCTCTACTATAATTATATGAGTATTTATACGATAGTTGGTTTTATAAATACTTTCATAGTTATTTATAATCGGAGAATAAGCATGTCTAAGAAATATTCGGAACTTAAAGATGATATCATCGTTGAGCAAATTAAAGAACTGAATGAAGGCGTTTATGATCCAGGCATCTTCAAAGCATTCTTTCTAGCAGGAGGTCCTGGTTCAGGTAAGTCTTATGTTCAGAAAAAGACGACTTCAGGTATGGGACTGAAAGTTGTAAATTCTGATGACGTTTATGAAAAGATGCTCAAAGATGCTGGTCTAGATACTACACCAGAAGATATCTACTCAGATAAAGGTCAAGAAATTCGTGGTAGAGCAAAAGCAACTACCAAGCGAATGCAGAGTAATTTCTTGATGGGTCGTCTTGGTGTTGTCATTGATGGTACCGGTAAAGACTTTGAAAAAATTCAAAGACAAGCGGCGGCACTAAAGCAACTTGGTTACGACACTTACATGATTTTTGTAAACACTTCAGAAGAAGTTGCACAACAGAGAAATCAAGAAAGAAAAAGAACACTACCTAGAGAAGAAGTTACAAAGATGTGGAATGGTGTACAACAAAACATCGGTGCATTTCAGCGTTTCTTTGGTGGTAAGAACTTCATCATTCTAGACAACAATGGTCCAAATGATGATGTGCTTCAAATGGTGTTTAAGAGAGTTCGTGGACTAGTTAAAACACCAGTCAAAAACTATATTGCTAAACAATGGATTGCTAACGAGTTAGAAAAGAAAAGAAGGAGATAATTCTCCTTCTACTTAATCATCACGGTTACCGGTCATTAAGTATTTTGCTTCATTCATATAACCTTGTCTCGCAAGTTCAGATGCCGCTCTGGCACGACCTGCATGTTCGCCGAATGCAATGATTGCAATAAATGCAGATACGATTGCAGTTCTCACTGTTGCACAAAAAGTGCATGTGAATTTATATCCATAATCTAATACGCTGTCAACTGACATTTTTATTTCTCCTTGAGTTTATATAATAGTTGTAAAATTGTATAGCATCATCATCTTTGAGATGCTTAGTATCACTTGCGAATTCAGTGCGAATATATTTTACCATATCGCTGGTAGACGCTTTAGGTTCAAACATTTTTTTAAGTACTTCAAACATTTTCTTCTCCGATAATTAGACGCACCTGTTTTTTTCCAGTCATCTCAGACCAGACATATATATTACAGTGATAGTTAATGAAGGTGTACAATGTTGCACTGCACGATACTATATATACAAATCATGCTTGGAAACGTCAGCAATACTGATGCTTTTTCGGCATAACACATGTGACAAAATAGCACTATGGAGAAGACAGTGAAAGTTAGATTAATTAGTTACTCTCAACCACAACAAGGCGAACTATTTGTAGGAAATGATGTGCAAGAACTTATTGCTTATTGCGCTAGAGTATCGAATCCTTCAAATCAAAACAATTCAGAAACATCGGAAAAACTGCTGAACTATCTCGCAAAACATAAGCATTGGTCGCCATTCGAAATGGTGTCTGCATGTTTGGAGATTGAAACGACCAGAGATATTGCTCGACAAATTTTAAGACACCGCTCTTTCTCTTTTCAAGAGTTCAGTCAACGCTATGCTGACCCTACCCACGACTTAGATTTCGAAATTCGTGATGCGAGATTGCAAGACCCTAAGAACAGACAGAACAGTATACCCACAGAAAATGTAGAACTACACCACACTTGGTGTGAGAAACAGCAAGCAGTTATCGATGCCGCTAAAGAAGCATACACATGGGCGGTTGAAAACGGTATTGCTAAAGAGCAAGCAAGAGCAGTTCTACCTGAGGGTAATACAATCTCACGCATGTATATGAACGGAACACTTCGTTCTTGGATGCACTACATTGAACTTCGTGGTGCGAATGGTACTCAAAAAGAGCATATGCAGATTGCACATGAAGTTGCAAAAGTTATAGCAGAAGTTTTTCCATTAGCAAGTGATTTAGTATGATTGAAGTATTGAGTTTATTTCCATCGGCGATTGCAATAAAAGACACTCGCATCGATACCAGTAAAATGTTAGAAACCTGTCTGCAGATAGAGAGTGAAGACCATGGACTATTACATGGTGATGCGACAAGTACCTATACTAAAGAAATGAATATTCTAGAGCATTCGGATTTTAGTTTGTTGAAATCGGTAATCACATCAGAAGTGAAAGCATTCACAAAACAAGTCGGTATTGACATGAGTAATCTGAAGTTAGGTAGAAGTTGGTTCAATATTCAAAAGCGAGGTTCTACTATAATGCAACATAATCATAGACGCTCGGTTATCAGTGGAGCATTTTATATTTACGCTGATAAAGATGCGGCGCCTATCACTTTTGCTAATCCACTCATGGCACATAAGATGCATGAACCTACTATTGGAGGTAGTACAGACTATGATGTTGAGTTTCTTAATGTACCCGCAGAGACAGGAAAACTAGTTATGTTTCCGTCTTGGTTAGAACACTATGTAGGATACAATAATTCAGACATGAGAGTTACAGTTTCTTTTAATTTTTCTTAAAAAAAATTCTAAGTGCTTGATTTGCATGGTAAACTTTTTTCAATTTTCCCTTGACATTCACCGAAATATGTCCTATAATGTATATGTAAGATGAGTTGAGAGAGAAAGGAAATCAACATGGCATATATTTCACAAGAGACTAAGAAAGAACTTACTCCTGCCATCAAAGCAGTTGCTAAGAAATACGGTGTCAAAGTGACAATCGGTATTAATCATCATTCTTCTTTAGTTGTCAAAATCAAAGAAGGTGCGCTTGACTTGATTGGTGCTTCTAACAAGTACTACGAACAAGAAAATGAGCGCCGTGGTTTCAACTACTTCGGTGGTGTCAGTGACTACTACGACATTAACCCTTACCATTCTGCTGATTGGTACAGAAAAGTCGGTGCTGAGAAAGAAGCAAACTTTGTTGATGAGATGATTGCCGCAATGAAAGGTACTAAGTGGTACGATAACAGCGATGCAATGACTGACTACTTCGACACTGCTTACTACTTGTCACTGAAAGTTGGTCAGTGGAACAAACCTTACATTTACACTGCATAAGGAATAAGTATGAATATAGAACAATTTTTCAATGAAGCATCCATGCACGATTGGTTCTATGACTATAGTGATGACCATCGTGTTTGGACTGCAGGTCGTGATAACCAACAACGATTATACAACCTTGCTGAAGGTAGCGAAACCAAGATGCAAATAATATCTGCGTTTCGTTCCTATGTTCGTGGTAATCGTGAGCGTCCTACCTTAGAGGAGTTTATTGCAAATGATTAGAGAAAAGATAGACCGAACACCTGTCATTGACCTGACGGGTCCTGAGGGTAACGCATTCTTCCTTCTTGCTAGAGCAGAGAAATGGGGGCGTGACTTGGGGTTTGATACAGAAGAGATTATTGAAGAAATGAAATCAGGTGATTATGAGAACTTAGTCAGTGTGTTTGACAGGTTCTTTGGTGACTATGTTATCTTGGAAAGGTAAAGGTTTTATTTGTTTCTGAAAAGGGGACACCCTATATAGTATTGGGTAACGTCAAATTCAGAGTTACCATGGCGAAAGTAGCGGCAAAAGATATTTTTTATTCTTGCCATACAAAACAGTTGACATTGCAGACATAACTATAGTATAGTAAGAAACTCATTACACAGACGCATAGGAGAAAATGATGCGCTATCTAAAGAAGAATGAAATGAATATGGATACACTTCCATCGTACAACTTCAGAGGGTTTGTATATTCACCCTCATCTCACGCTGGTAAAATCTACCACACTGTCTATAAGAACTATAGATTTGTGACCGACTTATCAGGTCCTACTAACGCAGTCTTCTCTAAGAAGGAGTTTATCGATGCCATCCAAAAAGGATTTCAACGATACAACCCTCGCAAGTCTTAAAGTTACCGACACGGAACTGCCTGACGGTTCCGCTGTCTTTACTTTTGAGGGTAGTGATGAAGATATGGGTCTGATAGTCAGAGCAGGCATCCGAGATGTAATCAACAAAGACTTACTTGAGGTTGAGAACTTTCTCGCACCAAACTTTGAAAATCTATCAGATGATGACCAAGTCACAAACTACTTCTTTGCATATACGGTGAAGATTGGTTTGTATAACATGTTAGATGACATGGAAAAAGAAAAGCAAGGCAATCTGAAATTAAATGAATCCACAGAACGGTAAAGGTTCTGCACCTCGTAAGAATGCAGACGATAAAAAATTCAAAGAAAATTGGTCAAAAATTTTCGAAAAAAAATTGAAAAAAATTGAAAAAAAGACTTGACAAACATGTATTCTTTTGGTATAGTTATAATGTAAGTTGAATAGAGAAGAGAGAAAATTATGAATCAAGTGACTGAAAAAAACATCGCTGACTACATTGACTATGTTCATGCAGACTGGATTGACTGGTGTGAACGTGCCGAAATCAACAGTAGTCAGAAAGATGATATGAAGTGGATTGCTAAAGAAGGTCGCAACTACATTAAGATTATTCAGTGTCGCGGCGATGATGAACGTAGCGTTCACAGTTTCATTGTGAAGAAAGCAACAAAGAAATTTGTTGAAGGTGATGTGTTGATGGCGGCAGGATGGAATGCTCCTGCTACAAACTTCGCAAGAGCGACAGTGTTCGACACAGATAGTTTTGAAGGTCGCATTCGTTGGGCAGGTATCTGCTAAGGAGATTTGTTATGAGAATTAAAGGTGCTATGACTGTTCTGAAAAAGCGTTGTGAGTTCTTTGGGTTCACAATGGAACAGTTGATTGAGTTTATTGAAAAGAATCCTATGGCGCAAGACATGAAAACTCTTGAAGCGTATGAGGTTTACAAGAAGGAAGTTACATTATGAAACTAGCAGTTATTCACACAGCATTTGAAGAGACACCTCGCACTGTTGCGTTTGTCGATGTTCCACTTAACACAGTTGAAGCAGGTATCGATGCTTGTCTTGAGTATGCGTATCGCTGGACACAAAACATCAATGACAGTTGGTCTATGAAAGGTGAACAAGATGGTAACGATAATGTTACTCTTATGGCGCCTCTTCATGTTGACAAAGATGGTAAAGAATGGGGTCTTCGTTCTACATCAGTCAATGACCAAATCTTATTTGGTAATAAAAAGTATCGCGTAGCATTCGCAGGGTTTGAGGAAGTAACATGACATTAGATGAATTGCAAGAATATCTAGATGTGCTAGAAAATGAAGTTGAACGTAAGATTGAATGGACACTAACCGACCATATATCTCTTGCTGAAGCACGGCGTTATACCGGTGCAATGCAACTCGCAATCACTGCACTAAAGACAAAAGTAGATGAACTTGAAATTATTTCCGCTTTTAATGACGAAAATGATTGACAAAGTAATTTAACTATGTTATAGTATATACATAATGTTGATGAAAGGTAAAATTATGAAGAAAATTTTGATGACTGCCGCTCTTGTATTTACAGCGACAACTGCAAATGCTGGCGACTTAGACAGTTGGAAACTTCCTGCAAACAGTGTTTGGAATGATAGCAATACTGCTCTTCAACTTCCGCACGATGTTCGTTACATTTTCAATCAAGGTCTTGACCTTGAGCAAGCGGCAAGAGCAGTAATTAGCACTGTGATTGATCCGCGCGGTTATAGCGGGAAAGCATATCCTAACGGTAAGCGTCCTAAACTCAACTACAAATTAGGTAACTTGGGGACTGGTAAATGCTACAGCGATCCAAAAGGCAATGGTATTTACTGCCCTTAATATTCGTACTATCTGGTTGTACTACAACTGAACTTGCAATAGACATGTATCAGAGTTGTAAGTACCGAGATAAATGTCCAGTTGAGTTAGTTGGTAATTGGTTGAATGGAGGATAGATTATGGATGCACCTTGTGATTATGACCAACAGGTCGTATCGAACTGGCAACATACTATTGAAGAAGTTCGTAATATAGACCGAAAAGTTTTTCCTTACATAGATGATACTCGTAAATGTATTATGAAGTTTGATGTAACCATTGATGGAGTTGAACACTACACTTCAGGTGATTATGTGTTTGGTCCAGACGTTACAGAAAATTATGCATGTGAACAGGCGATGACAAAAGGTAAGAAAGATATTATTCAACAAGTATCTCCAGAAGTTCTTACTGCTAAAACAGAAATGAATTGTTCATTGAAGCAAGAACAAGAACCTGTAGTGGCACAGTCTGATGCATTACCTACACATACACCAATACCTCAACCTGAGGTGCAGATTGTAGAACGAGAAGTAATAGTTCAACAAGCACAACCGGTGATACGATTTGTTCCAATCAATGGCAATAGTGGGTACATACAGACGAATCCAGTTGACAAAGCAATATCAAGTGTGGTAGATTTGATAATAGGTAATAACAGATACTAGGAGTTTATGATGAAGTATTTGGTGGGTTTTATTTTGGGTGCAGTTGTTATTTACAACTTTCCTGAATTGATGACGAACATTGATCCGATGGGTTGGTTCGTTGATAGTGGTCTTCGTGACCAAACTGTTGAAGTGCTAGAAGGAGTGAAATAGTGAAACAGTATATTATGATGGGTACCGCATGTCTTGCACTTGCGGCGTGTAGTTCTAACGATGTGAAGGTTGCTGGTACTGCACCGCCTAATACAGTTGATGTTGCATCGTATGAATATAAAGCAAATGTTGTACAAGACAATGTTGCAGTAATTCCTAAATGGTTTACAGAGATGCCAGAGAGTGACAAAGCAATCTATGCAGTCGGCACTACAGCATCACCAGACTTGCAGTTGTCTTTTGACATGGCAGTTCTGAATGCAAAGACTACTCTTGCTGACCGTATCAATGGTCGTGTTCGTAGTCAGACAAAATCATTTATGTCAAAGATTGGTTCTGATGAAACTGATACTGCCGTACTCTCGGAGATTGAAAAGACTACTAGCAATCTAATTGCTGATGTAGATGTTGCTGGTTATAAAGTTGCTGAGAGTAAGGTTGTATCTAGTGGCACACAGTACCGTGTCTATGTACTACTTGAGTATTCCGATTTGCAAGCGCAGAAGATTTTGCTGAACCGCTTGCGTAAAGACCGCATCTTACTTTCAAAGATTTCTGCTACGAATGCATACAAAGAACTTGATGCCGCAGTAGAAGCACAAAATGAGCAAGATGCAATTAAAGATAAAACTGTCACGGAGATTTTGACACAATGAGTAATCAACGTCCAGGTAAATATCAAAGCAAAGCAATGTTCAATGATAACGGCGCAATGCTAAGACAAGCAATTGCATTTGCTAGAGATGCTCAAGAAGCACTAGAACGTCAAGGTGAAGAGGACTCTGCTTTTTACTTTGAGCAATTGAAAGATTGGTTGACAGAAAATCCTGGTAAAGGGTTTAGAGAGAGTGCATCTAAAATCTTAGGATTATAACATAGAGGTGATAAATGCAACATAAAATATCAGACTTATGTGATAAAGTAAATGTTATCTACGAGAAATCAATGAACCTTCGTAGATTGAAATACGATACACCAAAAACCGAACAGAATGCTGAACTCATTCAGTTTATGATTGATGACATTCAACATATGTGTCGAATGATTGGTGCTGATACAAATAAGTATCAGAAGTAAAAGTATCTGCCCGTAGTTCAGTTGGATAGAACAACGGATTTCTAATCCGTAGGTCGTGGGTTCGAATCCTACCGGGCAGGCCAATTCTTGCGGTGGCAGAAAGGTGATGCGACAGATTGCAAATCTGTTCTATGGAGGTTCGAATCCTCTCCGCAAGTCCATACGAGGAAATAAAATGAGTGAAAATAGGTTCGGTAAAACCCGATTTGATTTAGAACATGCGATGAGTGATATTCGCAGTACAGCAACAGACATACAAACCGTTGCGGATATGATGTATGATAGTAGTCTCATTTATACTGAAGACCGCACACACACCGTTCTGAGTGGTCTAGCAGAAGTATTAGAAGCAAAGTGTGAGAATGCTGAGATTATTTTTAAGCAAGTCTTCGAACTAGATGAGTATGCTCCTCAATATTATAAAGATGAAGATGGATGTTTGCGTTGGCGAGATACAGACCAACCATTAGAAAGTCAGTTGTGGGATAAAGTTTAACGGAGATTAGCGCAGTCTGGTAGCGCATCTGCTTTGGGAGCAGAGGGTCGTTGGTTCGAATCCAGCATCTCCGACCAATTTGCCGATGTAGCACAATGGTAGTGCAACTGATTTGTAATCAGTAGGTTGGGAGTTCAAATCTCTCCATCGGCACCATTCTGGAAGGATATATAATAACATGATACAATTTGTTGATAATCTTTTCACTAAGAATGAAGTTGAACTATTCTATAGAGAAGTGAAAGAGTTGCCGTATAATATCAATACAACAGATGATGGCGCCTTTCAATCTGGAGCATCAGCACCTGTTCCATATGAATGGAAGTTTCATGATTTGATGTTGAATGGAATATTTAAAGCATGGCCAGAGTTAAGAGAATTAGATTTATATGATTGTCATACTAATTGCTTTTGGCCTGGAGAACATACGCAATTTCATCGTGACAATCAAATAGAAGGTTCTGTTACTGTAATATGTTATGTCGATAATAATGAATTTTATGAGGGTGGTACAGAAGTATTGTTTGAAGATGAAAAAAGGGTTGAAAGCATTCTGCCAATACCTGGACGAATAATGCGTATGCCAGGCAATCAACTCCATAGAGGAACATCTTATCGTGATAAGAAAAGACTTAACGTAGCATTTAAATTTAGACCACATGATGATTGAACAAAAAAATTATGATGCCAGTTTACTCTGGTTAAAAAAATATATTGATGAGAACTGTATTGTTCGTGGACAATACATGAAAGGTAAAGTACCAGGTACAAATTATACTTGGTGCTTCTATCTTCGTAAAGGTCTATACAATCCTGAATTCAATAAGCACTTGACAATTTGTTTCTTATATAAGATACAAGAAGAGATAGGTCACTTCAACTTTCAGATGTCTGGTCTTGAAACTGCCGCAACACCTATGATAACTTCTATACCAATCTATGCTAAACATTTATTAGACTTAGATATACACTCTTTTATATTTCGAAAAGCACCAAAAGAATATGGATTAGAAGAACCTTGGGAAGGTACGCCTAAGTTTGATATGCCTGTACTTCTGTGTGATGACTTAGCAAACTCAACAATGTCTTTGAAGATTGCTTCGGATATCTGCAGAAACTATGATATTCCTAAAATGCAATATGCATTTGTTGTAGTCAATAAAGTCAATCGTAGTTATTATGATATGGGATTACCAGAAGAAAGATATAGTGTGAAAGAACATGAACTGAGACAGATGCATGATATGTATCTAGACCCTAGTGTAAAAATAATTAGTTTATTCGATATGGATGAATTTAATCTGAAAGGAGCAAGTCATTGAACCATTTTAAACTCGCTGAAAATCTAAATGTTCTACCAATGCTCAAAGAAGTAGCAATGCAATGGGATGACTTTAACTTAGAAACCGGTAGACAAGATACTATCGAATGTCAACGCATGACACAAAGCATTAATCTAAGAAAAGCAAAACTACATAACTTGCATATTAATGATACTCACACAACAACCGATACTCAAACTTATGCGCGATATCCAAAAGTGAGAGAGTTTATGAATTGGTTTGTAGAACAGTACGGCGGTGAAGTATATCGTATTGCTATTGTACATTTACCTAAAGACGGTGTAGTAGATGCACACATAGATGAAGGTCAGTACTATGCAGACAAAGATAGATTTCATTTAGTTCTATCTGGTTACTATGAAAATATAGTAGTCACTCCTCCTCAACTTAATACTGAGTTTGAAGGTGATGAAGTTGAACTATATTCTGCTGGAGAGTTGTGGTGGTTTAATAATAAAGAAACTCATCATGTAGAAAACAAATCCGAACTATCCCGCATTTCAATTATTTTTGATGTAAAGAATTCAAAATGGCGCGGATAAAATTTCACAAAACTGTAACATAAAATCTGTACATTTTTTTATACATACTTACGAACAAACCGAGTGCCCGCCAAGACAACTCGGTTGTTCTTTTTTATTTTTCATAAGGAGTAAGCAATGAAAAAACTATCGGCAATTGCCGCATTACTATTTATAACAGTATCCGCAAACAGTGCGTTTGCAAGAGACCAAATCTCTATCGTTGGTTCATCAACAGTTTATCCATTTGCTATCACTGTAGCAGAAAAGTTCGGACAAGAACAAGGGTTCAAATCTCCAGTCATTGAAAGCACAGGTTCAGGCGGTGGTCTGAAAATGTTCTGTGGTGGACTAGGAACAACATCTCCTGATGTTGCTAATGCATCTAGAGCAATCAAACAAAAAGAAATTGATACATGTAGAAAGAATGGCATCACGCCAATTGAATATTTGATTGGTTACGATGGTATCACATTGTCAAACAAAAAATCAGGTCCAGACTTCGTTCTGACTAAAGAGCAGATTTGGCGCGCGGTTGCCGCACAAGTTTTGATTGATGGTCAGTGGGTAGAGAACCCATACCAGAAGTGGTCAGACATTGACCCATCACTTCCTGACATTAAGATTGACATTATGATTCCACCTACAACTTCAGGCACTAGAGATGCATTTGTTGAACTCATTATGCATAGTGCATGTAAGAAGTTAGGTATGTCAAAGAAAGAATACAAAGCGAACTGCACCGCGGTTCGCACTAAAGGAACTTTCGTTGTTCAGATGGGTGAGAATGACAACTTGATTATTCAGAAACTACAAGATGATGACAGACGCTTGGGTGTATTTGGATTCTCTTTCTTAGACCAGAATAGAGACCAAGTAAAAGCAACTGCTATTGATGGTGTGCTACCTGAATTTGAAACCATTGCTGATGGGTCATACACAGTATCCCGTCCACTTTACTTCTATTTAAAGAAAGAACACATTGGTATCATTCCGGGTCTACAAGAGTATGCAGATTTCTTTATGAGTGATAAGTTCTTAGGTGATGAAGGCGTATTATACGACCAAGGTCTTATCGCAGTTCAAAAATAATTAAAAAAAAATTACAAGTCATTGAAATGCAACAATTAATTGTTGCATTTTTTTGTGGATTTCTCTTGACATTAGTGTAAAAGTAGGGTATATTATATAAGTAAGATGAGTTGAAAGAGAGAAAGAGAGATTGATATGACTTGTTTCCTTGATGCCCTTGAAAAAAAGATTGTTGTTTATAAAGATGTCGGTCATGAAGTTGGTCGGGCGAAAACCGCAAAGATGTTGAAATACATTCTTGAGACCCACAAGTTGACTGAAGAGACCTTCTACTACGGAAGCACTATGGACTTCGCTGATGAAGAAGGGTTCGCCCACTACGATGATGCTAAGAAGATTGTCGATGAGTGTTTTGAAATGATTAAGTGTGATAAAGTTGCTGAGGAGTTAGCATAATGATTGAATTTAAAATTACTACTTTCGATGTTGCAGGTAAAGCAATTGCCGAAACTATTCGTAACACTAAAGAAGGACTTGATAATGTTCTTGCTGAAGTTGTCAAAGATATGAATGACACTACTACAGCAGTTGACTTCTTTACTGTAGAGGAGCGCACAATATGAATATCGATCCAAAATTCAAAGCATTCATGGACAACATGTGGTCCGTGTCTGAAATCAATGGCGTCAAAGTTATCGCCCGTCACTTAGGGTTCGGCGCGTTGCCTGATATCAAGTTCACTATGGAAGATGGAAGTTTCATCAGTGCAAAAAAACTGTGGGAGGAAGTTAATGTTTAGTGCTTTCAAAAAAGGAGACTGGTTGAAACTGAAAGGTATCACCCGTCATGGAAAGAACCGTATTCAACAACACGGTGATTGGTGGGAGATAGATGCAGTAGGTACCTTTAATGGTTTTACTGCAGTCCGTCTAAATAGTCGTAACGAGACTTTCAACATCGGTAAAGGTCACAAGTGTCGTGACCAGCGATGGGTGCATATAAAGGACGACAAAGACTTTGAGGCAATCGCACATGCAGTCAGTCATTGATAAAATACTTTATCCGATTGAACATACTGTTCTTCGGTTCGTCCATGAGCATCCGTATCAAACCATTGCACTAATAGCAATACTAACCTTTATGAGGAACTTCATATGAAATTTTCAGATTTAAACTTTCATGAATTGTATGACGGCGTTCAAGCAGTCATGGGTATAGGCGACTATGAGTTGTCGGTTGTTAAACATTCTAGTTCTTATGGTGGCAAGCAAGGTCTCTATGAGATTATGGTATCTGATGGCATCAATGGTGTCTCACTACCTGGCATCACAAATGATGGCGATAGTGTAAAAGGATACTTGACAGAAGATGATGTTTCATCTATAATGAAGAAACTAGCAATGGTAAAAGGACCATATGATGAGTGATTATATTGCAGTAAGAATGGCACAAGTTTTTCTTGTAGTCGTTTTTCTAATGGGCGTAGTCGCCTTTGTCGAGGACTTTGTATTATGAGTAAAAAAGAATACACTTTAATGATTGACCCTACGCCTCAAGGTTGGGCATATGGGTTTCCTAAAGCACTACCGAAAGAAGCGGTAGGCGGAACTGGTCATGACTTGTTTATTCTCACTAGTTTTGATTTGACTAAGTGGGTAGTAGAGCAAGGATATCCTGAAGAGAGTTTTCAGCATTATCGATTGTTCGTGCAAGAAGTCGAATACTTCGATGAGTATTATCAACCAGCAGGAGATGTGCAACTATGAGTTATAAGTTTATTCAAGAAACACCTGACACGCATAAAGAATTTACAGCAACGAATAAGATTGAATTCACTGTTGAAGATGAAGCATCACTAGATGAGATGCTGGAATCGTTCTTATATTTTCTGAGAGCATGTGGTTATCATATTGATGGTCGCATAGATGTAGTGCCTGACGATGAAACTTGATATCAACAGACTAGGGCATGAGCAATACATGCGGTGGTTGGATAAGCGAGATATTCTTATCACGAACACAGTTCAACAATTGAGAACTCTAGAAAGAGAATATGATATTCCACAGACAGAGTTACAAGAAATTTATCGACAGATATCGGAGAGATATGAAAAAACTAACTGAAGAAATCACATTGATTAAGACACAAGGTCTCACTTGGTGGATTAAGTGGATGGCAACTATCATTGTCATCATTGCAGTCATGTGTCGGTCAGTAGAAGAAGTGCCTCGTATCTATGACCAAGTGTTCAGTCTGATAGGAACACTGATGTGGTTGTGGGTCGGACTGCAATGGAAAGACCGAGCATTGACAGTATTGAATTCAGTTCTTGTCTTCGTATTAGGCGTTGGTGTACTTAGATATATATTCTCATAGGAGTTGATGATGGTATGGATTAAAAAATTCAAAAACGATATTCGTGATTACATTGTGCAAGAAAAAGAAGTTGAGATGAGAGCAATAGAAGTACCATCTTATCTTGAAGTGCAACAAGATTATAACTTATCTCAAAGATATGAAATAGTACTCATGCAATACACAGATGAAATAACAGGTAAGCAATCATACTTCTGGTATGATGAACAAAATAAAGCAGAACTCAGTCCTAAGTTTGCGGCAAGACAGTTAGCAGAAATGTGGATGAAAGAACGAGAAGAAAAATATGGCAAAGTATAGTAACTACGGATCAACAGTTAAAGATAATCTAGAAGAAGCATTTCGTGGTATTGAACAGTTCGCAGTCAATACTGCAGACACAGAAGACTTAGTAACGCAACTAGTCGTGCGTATGGGATGCTGGTTTGAAGATCCAGAACCTCAGTTCGATGACTACTTCTCTCGGTGTAATCAAAAGCAGTTAGAAGTATCGTATCGCTATCTACGAGAACTTGATAGAAAGTTTAGAGTATTGAAAGATGAGTGATAAAGCATCTGACTATACAACAGAGAATAGATTTCTGATGTATAGTAATGGTGCGTCTGGATGTTTTTGGGTAACTAGAGACAGACTTAAAAGAGGACATACACAGATTAGTCCTGTCTTCAAAGATGAGCATGAAGCAGTTGAGTGGTTAAAAGACTTTGATGCAAAAGTCAAGCAGACGAATAATGTTGTTCCGTTCAATAAAAAAGTACAGGGTCTATTTAAATAATACTTGACACACTCGCAAAAGTGTGTTACATTAATAGAGTAAGATGAATTGTAACAGAGAGGTTTTCAAATGGTTACAGAACGTCCAAAATGTCAAGTACCTGGTTGCGGTAAGAACGCACACAATACAAACACAACAGCAAATCCAAAATGGCGCAAAGCATCATGGGTTCGTGAAGAGTTCGGTGTTGAAGAAGGTTACGTCTGTGGCAAGCACCACTTCAAGAATTACGACATCGGCGGTTGGATATACAAGAAGTATCGCAAGACGTATTGTGAAAACATCGATGGTCGTCTAGGTCACGGC